ATGCCGTGGCACAGTCAAATAAGGTGCTATTTTATTGAACTTCTTGAAGGTACACTCATTTTTTGGTTGACGTTTTTTTTTAATAAAAAACTTTATAGGGTCAAATATTTCCCTTATAGTAGGAATACACATGACAAGATCTAGAAAAAAATCCAAATACAGAAATGTAATTATAAAAAACAAAACATATTACTTCTATAAAATAATATGGGCTGACATTACAGGTGATGCAGGACATGCAACTTATGATGAGTTTAATAAGTTTAACCCTAGTATTATGATTACACAGGCTTATTTGTTTTCTAAAGATAAAAAGAATATTAGAACTTTTGCTTCTTATGAGCAAGGTGATGAGTTATTTTCTGATAGGAATGTATTACCTAAAGGTTGTATACTAAAGATGGAAAAGATAACTATATGAAAAAAAAGAAGAACCCAACTCTTACAAAAAACATGCCTAATGTGAAGTGGAAGGAGATTCCTCCTCTTCGTGGTCCTGATCCTCAGGGTCAATTAAAGCCTCTGAAGGAGAAGCGGAAGGTGTTTGTTCCGTTGGTGTAACATTGATAATATCTTTATAATCACTTAAAATTTGTTTCATCTTATCTTCTAATTCTTTCTCATTCATGTTGTCTAAACTACCTGTCAAGATCATCTTCTGATCTACATATAATCCACCAACTTTACCTCTAGCAACTTCTGCATTTATAGCTGCCGACCACGCACCTTTTTTTTGTGCATCATCTCTAAGCTTCGCTAATTCAGTAACATGCTTCTCCATAGTTATGCCATATTTCTCCTGAACTTCTAAACGAAGCTCATTTATATATTTGACTACGAGAGGATAATATTTTGGACTACGTAATTCACTAGCTCTAGATCTAGAGCTTGTAGTATATCCGGCTTCATGAGCACACTCGGCAGGACTTTTCTTACCGTTGTTGTATACTAATAACTCTGCAAACTTCTTTTGCTTATCTGTTAAAATTGCTGTTCTACCCATAATATTGTGATAAATATATCACACATTTGACTTATACAAATATGTACGATAAATGTCAATGCACGATGAATCCAGAAACAAAATTATGGAAAAAAGTTAAGAAAAACACACCTAAAATACACTGGTCCAGGATCGAATCATGGTCCTCTTTTGGCATACCGGATTTACTTGGTTATCATGATTCATGCGGTTTTTTTATGTGCGAGCTTAAAATTTTACATAGCTCAAAATTAACCTTCAGTCCGCATCAAAAGATGTTTCACTTAACTCGTTCAAAAAGGAATTTTATCCTTGCCGAGGAGCCGCGCTCCTCTAGCATAAAACTTTATGAGAGCTCCGCGATCCACGGCCTACTGACCGATCATCGCGAAACGCCGTGCTTGGCGCTTGACGATTGGGATCACATAGAACGTTTACTTATCAACGCTCCGCTTGACGCTTGAAGCTTGTCGCTTGCAGCTTGACGCTTGTAGCTTGGGGGTTGACTTAGATGCAATACAACCTGAGGTTGCATCGCGCTTGTCGCTTGAAGCTTGGCGCACCGGATAACCGTTATCCACGCACCACTGATTGTGGACCGCTTCCAGCTGCGCCGCGTATTTGTATTTAGTGTTTGCCATATTCTATATTTGGTACGTCCTTATTCCAGCAGGTTCTACAGCTGCCGCACTTGCCACCCTGATCGGGGGCCGGGCATGTTCTTGAGCTGCTGCCTACGGTCGATGTGTGAGGCCAAAATTTTACTGGGCCCTGGTCAATCATATGTGAAGACATCCTAATGATTAGATTAGAAGGGACCTCTTCAGGATTAATATCTTTTAAAAATTGTGCTTCACGGGTTGGCATCCAGTGCTTAACTGAAGGCGTAAGCTTACACACCTCAAAGATCTTTTGCAGGTGCTCAGGGCTCTGTATGTCACCAGCGTCATGCCATCTAAAATAACCGTGTTGAGCTACAGCCTTTGAATTAATAACAACGGCCATTGCCTTAACCCAATCAGGTCGACTGATGGAAGCCAGGCGTTTGTATTGTGCTTTTTTAATTTCTGGATATCTTGCATAGTTACCCTTCAGGGCGTAACAGCCAGCGCAAACGCTGCCTGGTACCTTCACCAGTTTAGCGCCTGTTTTGCATTCCCATGCTGGAAGCCCGTAGGCGTATCCTGGCATCTTAGCCGGCTTAGATAGTGATATTATTATTTTTTTACTTTCTTTTATATTCATGTATCCTTCTTATAATTTCCCAGTTGATTTGTCAAGCTTGTCGCTTGAGGCTTGTAGCTTGTAGCTTGTAGCTTATCAAAAAATTTCTGTGTGCTCTTCAGGTATGAAGCCGGCAGCTGGCCGTGGTCCATTGTGAACCACGGGATCAGGTCGTTGTGTTTAATTCTTTTCATTTACTTCGGATTCCTTCCAGCTGTTACCATTAGAAATGCATTTATCACCAGGGCCACCGGTCAGTGCATATTGTTTGTTTGCTTCTGGTTTGTCCATGATACGGTTTTCACTACCCATGAATCCATCTTTGTTTTTTCTATAATGCCATCCATCCGGCGGGGCGTTTTCTTTATTTACTTTTTTAATTAGTTTACTTAGTTTCATATTATCCTTTCTATTTATTATTAGTACTATCTTATATTATCCCAGCTGCAATGTCAAGCTTGTAGCTTGTAGCTTGACGCTCGGCGCTGCGCGCCTCGCGCACATTAGAATCATTCTAAAGTGGTCAAGCTCTTCACGACAGCAATTGTTAACATTGCGCCACTAATAACTTGACCCCAGAATACAGAAGCCACATAGGCGGATGGGTCATTCTAGAATTTGCCATCTAGTCCGCAATTGGTACTTCGCGACCTAAGTTATAGCGATTTATATCTCGCAGTCATCTGTACTCTGGGCTCAAGCTTGTAGCTTATATTCTTGTTTCGTTTTTGCCTTTGAATTAATAACCCTAGCATATTCTTGAATATAATTCTCATTCATGTGTTGAACATTATACCCCTTACTCATAGCTACTTTAATTATTTTATTCATAGCATTTATTCTTTTTGTTTTCCATGTCATAATATAATTTATAATCCCATTGACATAGTTTGTCAAGTAGTATATAAATTTAATTATTAACAACCGAAAGGACATATGCAAAACGCACCAAAAATAAGAATGAACACCGAATACAGAAACAAATTCTATAATAGAATTAAAGATGTATTTGAAAAGGAAGAAACGCAAGAACAACAATCGTTCTTAAAAGCTAGAGAAGATTTTAATGTAGCACAAAAATTTACATTTGAAATTGCAAGGCAAGTAGTCGAAAGGTCATACCCTAAAGAAGATGTAGCAACCTTGCGAACATTTAAAAAAAGATATGGCGACCCCTGTGATGTAGTAGCCAAAGACGGTTGCTTTTACTTTGCACATAGTGAGGGTGTAGATGATGAGGGCGAACCAACAGAAACAAAATCACATTTTGATTTTGGTTTATATGGCGACTTAAATGGTAGAGAAAACTATAATAGTAGTCAAGATAGTGAACACTTTGCACACGCATACTTTAGAGAAGAACTGAAAGCTAAAGGGTGTAATCCAGATATTATTGCACAACAATCTGGCAAAGAAAACAACCCTTATAAAACTAAATATGTAGACCAATGCAATAAAGAACTAGGCAAAGATAATAGCACTCATAGCGGTAATGATAACGCAATAGGAATGACTAAAGACTATAACAATCAATATATGTTAGATGTTATTGGAACTTCTTATTGTAGAAGTAGAGCTATAGCTTGTACTAAAGATGAGTATGCACAGTTTGAACAATGGCGAATGGCTAAAGCTAATGTTGTATCTAAACACCAAACGTGGATAGCAAGTATAACTAAACAAGCTGACCAATTAAAAATTGGATTAAAAGCATATAGATATATATCCGAGGGTATTGAGTTAGCCAAAGAGTTAGGCATTGAACTTGATGAAGCTGAATTGATAAGAACTAACTCAACAGGTTTGACACTTTACAATCCAACTAACCTTGCTAACTTAATCAAGGGCATGAAAAACAAAGAACAAACTAGAGAGGAAAAAATAAAAGCAAGAATGGAATATCAAAAACAAGCTACAAATTAGGGCTTGACACATATGGGATATTATTATATAATATCCCATAAACAAACGAAAGGATAATATGTATCTAATAATAAAACAAACTGACTTTAATAATCTTGACCCTATGTACACAGTAGAAGACCAGACCCAAAGTCTGGCAAGTGCAGAAAAAAAAGGTAAGGGCTATGAGTTAATTAATGAAGATAAAAAAGTGCAATTTCATTGTGTGGAATTAAAAGATTAACACTTGACACATATGGGATATTATATTATAATATCCCATAAACAAACGAAAGGATAATATGAACAACGAACCATTTTACATAACTTACTTTGCAAAGAAACACGCAAAGTTTATAACTAGAAAAGGTCAATACAATAAGCCAGACGGAACTGAGGGCAAATCTTTAGTTGATAAGAGTGGAAACAAAAGATTAATTTATTGGGATTTAGACGCAGAACCAA